GCCATACAGAGGTATATGGATGCCGATGAGAGACTCTGTAAAGTAGATTTAAAGATTAGATATTATGATATTATGCTTAAGTTTCTAGAAGAAGTTCTTAAAATGATTTCTAATAGAACTTATCAAATCAAGAATAGTATCGAGTGGCATAAGTTCACGGCAGGGTATAACTAAATAAAAATAAACTGTCGGTAGAAATGAAGACTTTTGTGCAATTTGTATTAATTTGTGAAAAGTTAAATAAAACTCACGATGAAAATTCTCAAAGTAAACTTTGGAATTATTTTATTGCAAATCCAGATAATAGCAAGATAAGAGATTTAATATTAAATAACGATCTTAAAGGAGCTGAAGAAGAAATAAAAAAGCAGGTAGCGGCAGCAAAAACAAATTCAGAACATCCACTAAATTTTGCAAATGCCGGAGATGAAGAGTTTTCCAAAAAAGAAGGACGACAACCTAATGATGAACAAGACTATAATAATTTTTTAGATGATTCTGTGAGCGGTTTACTAGCACTCAGCAAACAAAAAAAACTAAGAAGTGCTATCGAAAAGGGATTTCCTTCCAGAGTTACTGGAAGTGGTGCAGCAGAATTATCTAAAAAATTTAAAGATGCAGGTGGAACTGATAAAACACCTAAGGGAGATTTGGAAATATATAATCCGGATAATCCTAAGGATAGAAGAGGAATTAGTATGAAAAAGGGTGCTGGTGCCCAGTTAGCATCAGCAGAAGGTGGTGAATTGAAAGGAATGTATAAGATTGCTACCAAAGAATTTATCAAAAAATTTCACAGTGATAAATCTAAAGAAGAAAGAAATAAAATTGAAAAAGAAATTATGAATGATGCCGAACGTCTTTCGGCAATAGGACGTTTACAAAAAACAGCAGGAGAAGCACCAGATGTTGATAAACAAAAGCAAAGTTTAAAAAACGTTTCTCAAGGAATATCAGATAGACTTCTTGACAAGTATCCACAATTTGAAAGACTATTATCTCAAGTTGCAACCTCAGGTAAAGGAAAATTTAAAAGTGATGCAGGAACAGCAGGAATTGTTCTAACAGGAAAAAATAAAGATAAAGAAGCAACTGCCAAACCATCAGAACAGCAGAAGAGTTCAAAACCAAGATTAGCATTACCTAAAGGCACATCTCGTCCAGGAAATTTAAAAATTGATTATAGACCAGAGGAACCAATTTCCAGACAATCTACATTTTCCGATTTTTCAAAGCAAGCAGCAGAAGCACAACAAGCACTTGCTGCCGCTGAAGCAGAAAAGAAATCTGCGCAAAAAGAATTAGAAACAAACTCTGATGGAACTAGAACTTACTTGCAGCATCAGGCACAAAAGAGAATTAATAATCCAAATCTAAATGCAAGATTGGCAAATGCAGATCAGGCAGTACAAACGGCAAATATGACTTTTGCTGATGTCCAGGCAAAAGCGGCACAAGCAAAAGAAAGATTATCAGCACAACCTCAACAACAAAAACCTGAGGTACAACAGCAACAAAGAACTGATCCCGTTGATACTAAACCACAGCAACCTACAACAGTACCATCACAACCTCAACAACCACAAACTCAACCAGAAACTCCAGAACAAAAAAGGAGAAAGAGGGAAAGAACTGATGCTGAAAAAGCAGATACAAGAGCAAGAATGGATGCTGCTGGTCAGGCGCAAGGTCTCCCAAATTAGACAAATAAATACTCATAACTGATACTTTATGAATGTCTCATTTGGTTATATCAAAGAAAAATGAGGTCTATCTCCATATTCAGGCAGAACCTCATGTATATTATGAACTAGCAGACCAATTTACTTTTGATGTTCCCAATGCCAAGTTTGCACCGGCATATAGGAATAAGTATTGGGACGGAAAAATTCGTCTGTTCTCTACGCAAACGGGTGAAATTTATATTGGTCTTTTAGATAGAATTATAAGATTTTGTGAGACTCATAATTATACCTATGAGTTCAAAAATAATAAATTTTATGGACTTCCTTTTGAGATAAATGAAGGGATATCAAAGGAAGGTGTAAAAGATTATATGACGGCAATCAGTAAGCACCCTCCACGCGACTATCAAATTGAGGGAGTATACGACGCTTTAAGACATAATCGTAAGTTATTGATATCTCCAACTGCTTCTGGAAAGTCATTAATGATATATTCTCTTGTGAGATACTACGTTGAGAAGCGGCAAAATATTCTCGTAGTTGTTCCGACGACTTCCCTTGTAGAACAAATGTATAAAGATTTTGCAGATTATGGATGGGATGTTGGTTCATACTGCCACAAAATCTATGCGGGAAAAGAAAGAGAAACTGATTCTCAAGTCATTATTACTACTTGGCAGTCTATCTACAAACTTCCCAAGCAGTACTTTTCCAGATTTAATGTTGTCGTAGGAGACGAGGCACACCAGTTTAAATCCAAGTCATTAATATCTATAATGACTAAACTTTGTGATGCCAAGTACCGTTTTGGATTTACCGGAACACTAGATGGATCCCAAACTCATAAGTGGGTTCTTGAGGGTTTATTTGGTCCATCATATAAGATTATCAAGACAGATGAACTAATGCAAAAGGGGCATCTTGCAAAATTAGATATTAAAGTTTTATTACTTAAGCATCCTCCAAACAGGTTCGAAACTTTTGAGGATGAAGTTCAGTATATTATTAATCATCAGAAGAGAAATAACTTTATAAAGAATCTTTCTCTTGACTTAAAAGGTAATACTCTTGTCCTTTTTGCCAGAGTAGAAGGACACGGACAACCACTTTACGATCTCATAAATAATAACAAAACTGATAATAGGCACGTATTTTTTGTTCACGGTGGAGTCGCTACCGAAGAACGCGAATTAGTTAGAGAAATTACCGAAAGAGAAAATAATGCAATCATCGTTGCTTCTTACGGCACTTTTTCTACTGGTGTCAATATCAGAAATCTTCATAATGTTATATTTGCTTCGCCTAGCAAATCAAGGATACGAAATCTCCAATCCATCGGAAGAGTCTTACGAAAAGGAGAAAATAAAGTAAAGGCAACTTTATATGATATTGCCGATGATATTAGTTACAAGTCTAGAAAAAACTATACTTTAAATCACCTTATTGAAAGAATTAAAATCTATAATGAAGAAAACTTCAATTACGATATAGTAACCATACCAATGAAAGACTGATGGGAGAAGAATTTTATTGCACTCTAAAACTAGTATCTGGAGAAGAAGTATTCTCCCTTATAAGTGTGGATGAAGGGGATGATGAACCAATAATCATCCTACAAAATCCTGTTATTATGAAGTCGGTTACTAATCAAACGGGAACATTTTTAAAGATAAAACCCTGGATAGAAACTTCTAGCGATGATATCTATATTATTAAACTTGATAAAGTAATTACTATGACAGAATCTAAAGATTCAATGATTATAGAATTATATAAAAAATATGTTTCTTCGGATGATGATACAATTGATGTCTATAAACCATCCGGACAGGTTGGAGTTTCATCCGAAATGGGATATTTAACCTCAGTTAAGAAAGCTAGGGAGATATTAGAAAATTTATTTAAAGACTCTAAAGAAAGCTAAGTCTTATCTTTAACGGGAACAAACCTATTCTACTTATGTTTTTGATACTTGTCAAGCCCCTATTTTGTGTGGTATAATAAACATAACTTATACGAACAAAAACAATGCTAAAGAAAAAGTCAGAACATTATGTTAATAACAAAGAGCTACTAGAAGCTCTTATCGTTCATAGGACGAAAGTTGCCAAGGCAAAAGAAGAAGGACTACCAAAACCACGTATTAGTAATTATCTTGGAGAATGTTTCTTAAAGATTGCTACTCACCTTTCATATAAACCCAATTTTGTCAATTATATGTTTCGTGAAGATATGATTTCTGACGGAATAGAAAATTGTGTGCAGTATATCCATAATTTTAATCCAGAGAAGTCACAAAATCCTTTTGCATACTTCACTCAAATCATTCACTATGCTTTCTTGAGAAGAATTCAGAAAGAGAAAAAGCAGTTAGATATTAAAACCAAAATTATCGAAAGAACTGGATTTGATGAAGTTATGACAGTTGATGACGGGTTGCTTTCTGGCAGTAATTCCGACTATAATACGATGAAGGACAACATCCAATATAGAAACGGAAACCGATGAAGGTAGCAATTCTTACCGACACTCACTATGGTGCCAAAAAGGGTTCAAAGCATCTGCACGATTACTTTGAACTCTTCTATAAGAATGTATTTTTTCCTGCCCTTGAAGAGCACGGGGTAGAGACAGTCATTCATATGGGAGATGCCTTTGATAGTCGTAAGTCAATTGATTATCAAAGTTTAGAGTGGGCAAAGAGAGTTGTATTTGAACCCCTCAAGCAATATGATGTTCATATGATTGTTGGTAATCACGATTGTTACTACAAAAATACCAATAATGTAAATTCTCCTGCTCTTCTTCTCAAAGATTATCCAAACATTAAAACTTATAGTTCCCCAACGAATACTAAGGTTGGTGGAATTGATATGACTTTTATTCCTTGGATTTGTAGTGAGAACTATGATGAAACTCTAAAAGTTGTTAAGAAATCCAAGGCAAAGGTTGCACTGGGACATCTTGAACTCAAGGGTTTCCGTGTCAATAAACATCTTATAATGGAGGAACATGGACTGGAAGCGAATATTTTTTCAAACTTCACAAAGGTATTTTCTGGTCATTACCACACTCGTTCTGATAATGGAACTGTGTTCTATCTCGGTAATCCTTATGAAATGTATTGGACGGATGTAAATGATACTCGGGGATTTC